AACTGGCTCAGCACCTTTTACGCATTCCTTAAAATCCTGGTACTCAAGCCATAGCTCTATTTTTTTTTGCTTTCTTTCCTTTCATCCTGGCGTCTTATCGCATCAGCTACAATTTCTGTTGCTATTGCCTTCCACCATTCCGACTTTTCACCTATTACTTCACTGAATACTTCTTTACTAAAATCAATTTCAGTATCTGGCGCGCCGTCTAAAACATCCGAAGCCCTGACACCTGCCCAACCATCAATATGCTTTCTGCATATATCCGCATCGGTCAAAGTGCCAATCTGACTTTTAAACTTATATACCTGTGCCTCTTCAAGCGTGGCGCGCGTCCCGGTAAAAGTGCATTTACCAACCTTTACCTCAATACGGCGCGCCGCCCTGATTTTTTCCGCTAAACTATTCATTAAGATGCAAACCACTGAGGCTTGTTACGAAGTGTTAAACTGATTGACGCAGTACCAGCAGCACCAACACCACCAGAAAAACCCGTTCCGCCGGATACAAAAGCGTTAAAAATCGCAACATATCCAGATTGCAGCGTTACACGGAAAACACGCCTGTTTGCGTCTGTTGCCGCTGCTGCTGCTTCTACAACAGCCGCGCTTAATGGATCGGCAATCAGACTCAATGTGCCTTTTTGTGCTGAGTCATGACCGAAAACGATTTTCCTTTCGTCGTCACTGATTGCAGTCACGTCAATTTCGTCAGGACCAGCATCAGGCAGATCCAATTGAGAGATGTTGTCGAAAGTCTGGAACGCTGTTACCTCATTAGCAACACCACCGGATGAATACGTTCCCCAGTTCGTCGAGTTAACACCTTCCGCGGTAAACTGGGTTCCTGATGGTGTTTTTACACGGACAACACGGTCATTAATCTTAGGCATTCCAACAACACCACTGATTACAACCAAATCACCCGCTGTCAGTGTATTAGTAGCCGTGATAACAGCTTCAGAAGCGTTAGAAATTGCCGTGATAGTCAAGTCAGAACCTAGTGTTGACTGAATCTCTGTTACTGCATTGCGCAAGACCTGTGCGTTTGCCATTTTGTTAATACCTCACTAAATTAATTGTTCTGGATCTGATACATTGAAAAGCCTTATCGAATAAATCATTGTGACTACCGCAATCTGTTGATCACCATCATTTATGTCAATTGATACGCTTTCTAAATTCTTTTCATGTGCGGTTATTGATAAGTCGTTGCGCATGTAATTTTCGATATCAGCAGATAAACTATCCAGAGAATCGTCTACACCATCAAAAGCCCTGTCATATAGTCTTATGGTCAACTGGATATCCCTGTCGTATCCCGTTGGCGTGGTGATTTCTAAATTTTCACTATCTGTTGTAATAACGGCGCTTGGCAGTTCGTCGTATTGAATTGTGTGCGTTCTATTCGTAAAAACGCTCAACCCAGGACACTGGACAATAATGTTATAAACCTTGTCCCTTAATTGTTGCCTTATATGCGCCATTTACCACTTGAACCGAAGCTGCAATCTTGTTGTTCCGCCATCTTCCTGCTCGATACCAATTACGCGATATTCTTTTTCATCGTCGTAAATTCTGGTATCCATAAAAATGTTTGTCGCGTCTGATGTCTTAATGGTGAAGGTAGGATCTGACGATTCGATGAAGTTAACCTCACTTGGCCTATCATCGAAAATACCGTCTATATAATCCGTACCCACCCTAAGAGATTTATTAGCCAATGACCTCATGATTGCGTCATTGGCTTTTATCTCTAATACATCAAACGTTACAGCCATTAGGTAGCTACTGCGTTAATGCTTAACAGCTTCATTTTCACCGTTGAACTAGGATTTGCGGCCGCTTCAACAGCCACACCAACCGTTTGTTGTGCAGTCGACGTTTTATTGACGACCTTGTTTGTTGCATCCCAATAAAGCTTGTCGCCTACGCTAATGGCTAACGCGCTCGTTTTGGCAATCTCTACAACGCCTTCAGTTACAAACGGACCTGATACACCGTTAGCCACATCTTCAGCAGCGACACCAAACAGAAAACCGCCGTGCAGATAACCAACACCGCTCGCCACGTCTGCGCCTGGTGCCAAATCAAGAATCTTTCCGTCCTGAATAAAATTTTTCATCTATCTAACCTCTTGATAATTAACAATTAAGCGCCGTTGTTTTTGTACACGCCGCGATAGTCAATAGCTTTTGCAGCGAAATCCAAACGAACCTTGATTTCCATGCCGTCAACGTCGAATCCATCTCTGGTTTCTAAGACTGGCCCTTGACTTCCTTCAAGGTAAGCATATTCAACCGTGTCGATTTGAGAGTTATCTGCAATCAAATACCAGGCCGTAGTGCTGCTATCGCTCAAACGTGCTTCGCTGATAACTTCTAGCGCACCTGCAAACGGGTTAAAATCGCTTGATTTCGCTGCAACATATTGCTGACTTACATATTGAGCAGCGATAGTTTCTAAATCAGCAGGAACAACCAAGAAACGTGGGCGTAAGTTCATGTATGCGCCCTTTGGTGTTTTCTGCTTGCGCATCAAAGTACGCGCAACACCAAGAGAAGCAACAGAAATCGCCGTACCTGTTCCGGTTAAGTTGCTGTGATTCGCATGGAATAATGCCGTACCATCAGACAGCGCAGCGTTAGCGGTCAGAATCCCGTAAACCGTATCGCTTTCATAGTTAGCAGCTGCGGTCGAGAACATAGCTGGCAGTCTGGTCAACGCGCTCATATCGTCGTTAATTAGTGCCTGACGGGTGAACCCGATGATCTTGCCGACCGTTGCCAGTTGATAAGTTTCTTTCCCATCAGTTACAGAACCGCGCTTGAACTCGCCGTTTTCGTTAACGGTTTCTAATGCTGGCGCATCTGACAGATTGGTTCTGCTGATCGTTTTAAAATCTGCCGCCGTGGTTTGACGTGCCCAGGGTTGAAAAGTACGTGGTGCGGCCTCATAAGCAGAACGCAGAGACTTATTAGCAACATTCGCCAGTACATTTGTAAGATCCGAAGTGCCCTCAAATGCACGTGTAGCAATTTGCATGCGGTCCAGACCATGAACATTCACACCACGCTTAGATAGGTTATCTCTTGCCAATTCGATAAGAGATAAGCCAGCGTATTGTCTTGCGCCGTCCGGTAATTCTGCACCGGGATTTGTACGATGCAGTAATGCGGCTGTCATCATTTCGCGCCGTGTTTCGGTCTCGTCTTGAATAGTTTCAATATTAGACTTGCTTGAAATATCATGTGATTTGCTGCGCTCTGCAAGTTTGCTTAGAACTTCTTTGCGCGCATCGTCGATACTAACGCCACGCTCAACCAAGTCGTCGGCAACAGCATCATCAAGAGATACAGACCGGACAATGGTTTTAATCTCAACCATACGTTTGCGCTCTGCTTTGATTGCTTCGTCTTGCAACTTAGCAGCATCAATAGCTGGTTCTTGTTTAACTGGTTCAATGCTTCGCGCTGACAGATCTTTTTCACCTGCCTGGCTTTCTTTTGTCACTTCTTCATTTGCCATTTTTACATCCTCACTATTTATTGATCTGCCAATGCCAACCGTTGCATCTGCCGGTATATCCGCCAGTGTTACTTCCATAGGTAGCCATTTAGTTACCCTGAATTCATCCGGGCTATTGCTGTTTTCTTTTGTAATCTGACGTTCTATGATCTTGTAACCAACGCTTACATTTTGGATTAGCCCGTCTTGCAAATCTTGCAAAATAGGTTTCATGTCGTCGCGCCGTGAAAGTTTTACTTCAACATGGCCGCGCCCGTTTTCAATCCATGCGCGTGTTGTCTTGCCAATAGATAACATTGGCGCGTCTGCGGTTTTTGATAACCCATGATTAAGCAATACGGGGGCACCACCATTCAAACGAGACAAATCAACCTCGCTTTCACGATGCCCTAATACTTCAATCCAAGGTTCATCAAAGAATGACGATCTGAGATATGGTTCCTCAGAAGAAAAAGGGAAATCTAAAACTAAATTTTCGTTGGATTTTTCGCTGTCGCCTTCATCCATCCGTTTAGTGATGGATAAATCAAAACTTCTGACAGCTAGTTTTTCTTTTGACATAAGATCAAGACATATAAAATCTTGATCTTATTTAATGACATTGCCGTTAACAAAAACAGCAAAAAAGATAATAATTAAGTCGTTGCGGTATTCTCTGTTTCCGGTTCTGGTTCTGGTTCTTGCTCATCACCTAACGGATATTTGATACCAGCCTGTTCAAATGCTTCACGATCCTTTTTAATCTCATTGATTAATTCATCAGGATTCAAACCACGTTCTCGGACAGTTTTAGACCATGACTTAAGATTCAATCTCAACTCGTTTTCTTCCCCTTGCACGTCCTTAACAGGATCAACCCAATCCCATTTTGGCGTAGTCCAGAAAACTTGTATATCACGCCGAGAACCGTTTGATACTGATGCAAC